CATTTGTTCATAGATTTGTAAGGCGTTCCGTCAACTTTAATTAGTCTAACTAATCCTACACCCTGACATTTAGGACAGTCATTGGCTATAGTTTTATAAACATAATCTGTATACTTATCTATGATTCCTCGAAACTGTGGGTCTGTCATGTAAGGTTTCTTCTTTGCTCTTCCTGAATATTTATCTATTCCAATATTAAATAACTTACCCCATATATCTTTGTCCTGAACCTTTCTAGAATAAATAACTTTTGATAAATCTTCTCCGGAAGAAATGTTTATTTTAGTATCACCCATAACATCTTCGATAGTTTTGGTTATATCTGTTTTGAGTTTGTAGTGTTCCTCAGTTAAATGTTTTTCTATGTCTGAAAGATTATCTACATTTATACAATTACCATTCATTTCCATTTCAATAATAACTCTTAAAAATTGATTCGACATATTTCTAGTAGGTATTAATTTTTTATTATGTGGTCTTTGATAATCTTGTATCTGTGATTGGTATAATTTATAAGTTATATCTACATCCACACGACCATACTCTTCTAATTTTTCCATAGGTATCTCATCAATACCAAAGCCGTCATCTGTATATGCTTTAAATATATCTGACTTAACACCCAAGCCCCTTCTTTTACAAGATTCTTTTAATGATAGAGATATTAATTTGTTGTGTTCATCTACCTTTTGGCCTCTTCTAATTATGTATTCACCAAGCATAGTATCATAAATATCACCATTATATTTCCACCCCTCCCAATACATCCAACTCAAATCAAACTTTAAATTGTGTCCAATAACTAAAGTAGATTCATCTAAAATCTTTTGTATCTTATCAAAGTTATCATGTCCGTTAGGATTATCTTTGTGATTAAAAAAATAATATTCTTGATTAATACCGACAGATACTAATTTATTTTTATCATTGTAGGGACTAGGGTCTCCCTCTTGATATGTGGTTTCTACGTCTAGTGTTGTTATCATTCGTACCTCGATAGTGTGTGATTTAGTGAACACTCAATGTCAATGTGTTCTCCTGTTAATTTATTTTTAGATAAGTATAACCACCTATCATAATCTTTATCAGAATCTCTAGGTTTACCAATGCCAATAATTAAATCTGCCTCTCCCGCTTTTCCTGTTTTAGAATTATCTAACCAATTAAAATCTACCCTTTGTTGGTTGTGTGCTTCAGCACTTGCCTGACTGATTCCTATTACTAAAACATTATTTCTTTTTGCTAACTCTCTTGCCTGTTTATATATTTCTTTTAACTTTTCATGTTGTGCGTTGTAGCTACCACGAATATTTATCTTATCTAGTTGGTCAATTATAATAATATCTACTTCGTTTTCTTCACAATAATTATTTAAATCATCCATACTGACATCCACAGAATCATAAACAAAAACATTATCTTTAATTAGATTCCATTCTTTCCTAACTTCATC